TCTACAGTCTCTTTATTTTGATCTCTTAAATAAATTTTTTCTGAAGTCCAAGCAACAACAGGACTTTTATATGGAAGTACTCTGTGTCTAGGATAATAATGTTCTCTTAAATTCGTTGGCTTTCGAACTATGTGTTTTTCTTTCTCGCTCATTATTCTCACTCTCGTATAACTCAGGATGGTCTTTTTTAAATTGTTCTATTCTTCTTCTTAAAGAAGCTATAGTTTCATCTAATGGATCAATCATAGGGATGCTACCTCCTGCACCCCTATTTATTGAAAAGCTATTAAACAGCTTCTGCATACTCAAGAACTTTCTTGACAGCTTTGTCTTTTACTCTAGCATTAGCACCATACCAAGCTGAAGCTAATCTAGCATCAGTAGACTTACCAAGTTTATGATCAGTCATAAATGTTACAGCGTTAAGAGCATTCCACCAAGTACCAGGTCTAATACCAGCACCAGGTTGAGTCTCAAGAACTTCAAAAGCAGCTTCTGCAGTCTTACCAACTCTCTTACCAGAACCATGGTTCTTAAATACTTCTTGTAAGAAAGCCTTAACTTTGAGTTCAGTATATCTTTTGGATCCTAAGAACTCAGCATAAGTTTTAAACTCTTGCAATCTTTCTTTAGCAACAAAGACAGCTTGTTTAGCTACTTCAGGATCAAAAGCAGTTCTATGAGAAAACTTAACATCAACATCAGATGAAGCATCTAAAGATTGAGTTAAAGTATTTTGACATACAACTCTGACATTAGTAGTCTTAACTTGAACACTAGCACCATGCATATGAGGGTTACAAAATAAAAGATAGTTCTCAATATCATCTTTACCAAATAACTTGATACCATCTTGGATCTTAGCAAGAGCCCAGATACGTTTACCATCTTGTAAAGAACCAGCAGTATGCATATGCATATCACCAGCATTTACAAACTCTTCAAAAAAGTCAAACGCCTGTTGGTTCTGAACTGGGTTCCATTTAGAAGATACATAAGAAAGAATCTTATCATCTGTATCTCTAACTAGAGCAGTCATAGATGTACTCTTTAGTTTATTATCAGAATTAAAATAAAGAGGTCTTTTAGAAACTGTCCAATTAAGTCCAGCTTGTTTAATAAACTCATCAGTAGATAAGTCTTGAGGTACTTTAGTACCTAAGCCATGCCAAGGAAGTTCCCCAGCATAAGCCATAGTTTCAACAGCAGCAACCATTATTCAATCTCCTTCGCAGCTACAGGTTCAGTATTAACTATTGGAAAATCAGATTGTTCTTCCTTAGTCTCTTCATTAGTCTCAGACATTTTCTTCTCAGACCATTTTGCTACCGTCTTGATATCATCACCAAGGCCAGCAACAGTACCACAACTAGATAACGACAAAGTTACCCAGACTGTAGCAATTATAACAATAAGCATTTTAAACATATTCACTCCTTTCTTATTGTTGTTAATTTCCATTAGATAATCTTAACTCATCATTTCTATGTTCGTAAAGATCATTAACTAACGATTGAAGATCTTCAAGAGCACTCTGTACTCCGTGACCTTTATCGTCACCAGCGTTATCTATAGATGTCTGAATTATATCAGCTATCTCTTCTACTGTGTAAGGTTTTAACATCATATTCTCACTCCTTGTTAATTATTAATGTTATATTATTATAGTCCCACAATATCGAAATAAAGTCAACAGCTAAATTAAAATATTTTTGGCTGTTCACCAGTTACAACACATTCTTCAGGATATGCCATATCCTGGTTACAGAAAGCGTCATAGCTTGTTAAGAAATCATTGATTTCTTCGATTGATAGATTATCAAATTGACCGCCAGAAGCGTTGTCAACAAAGTCTCTAATATCCCTTGGGACATCTTTATGTTCGTTAAAGCACCATTGCATAATAAACTCCTTCTCTTATTATACTATTATCTCACAATAACATATAAAGGTCAACAGTTAATTTATTTTTTTATGAATTTAGTAGCACGCAGAACACGTGGATCGTTTGGTTTCTTTTGTATTAGTGAGTCAAGATCTTTACCTACTCTGGCTTTACCTTTCCATTCTGTGGTTATATCTCTGACTACTTCTTTAAATAGTTTGAGTACTTCTTGATCAGCTTTCTTTAATACTTCCATTAATGTAGTTTCTGGCTTAATTGGAAATCTTCTTACTCTAAAAATTAAACCATTATCAACTAAACCATTCATAAGATGAGCTGTAACTCCAAATGTTTTATCTTGATAATATAATGCCCAGTTAGCAGAACAACTACCTGGATGTTCAGGTGGTCCTGGATGGAAGTTAACACAGAATACTGACTGTGTAATCTCTTTAGGTATTATCATATAGTTCTTAAAACTAAAGATAACATCAGGCTTCCATCCTAAATCTTTTGGAAATTTATCAAAACGTTTTTCACAATCTAATGATCCAATAGTATGATTGGTTTGTCTTAGAAAGTCTAAAGCATTCTGACTATAAGGACAATCTCTTTTTTTAAGTATTAGAATCTTCACTATAGACCTAAGTCACTAGCCTTGAAATGAAAGTCAGGTTTACTTAACTTCTCGCATAAGTTCTCTTGTAATCTTTCAATATAATAGGATCCTTCTTCTAGTTCTTTCTTTCTCTTAGGATCTTTCTCAGCTACAAACTCTTCATGAATACAATTTTTAGCATCTCTCAAGTATTGCTTTACTTGTGCAACAAAATGTATATTAGTAGCCTTCGCTAATTTTTTATGATCAAATTTTATCATAATGTAACTCCTTCTTCAGTTTCATTCATTATATCCTGTTTGTCTTCTTCAGTCAACGGCAAACATTCAGCTTGTACTTTTATCTCATTGCCAACAAAGTTTAATCTAATTGGATTAAAGTTTTTTATTTCTTGTTCACAATGTTCTTTTGTAGTAATCATTTCTACATCTACTGGAAAGACATCACCTCCCAGCATGGCAATAGTTATTTTAATAACCATCAATACTTCATTAACCATTTCTAACTTTCATTTATGTACTGATCATTAAGTACATCTCCATGACTATTTACAAGATTGACATAATCACCAAAATAAAAAAGGAAAGTCTGAACTAGCATATCATATTCACCAGTATCCATCATTTCTTTTACTATCTTAGAACCATTCTCACCATTATCTCTAGCCATACGTTTAGCTGTAGCACAAAGGTTCATTGCATTACCTGCAGGTCCGTCTATATTGATTGTTCTAGTATAATTCATATTCTCACTCCTTGTTAAAGTTATACTATATTATTATAATCCCATAATATCGAAATAAGGTCAACAGGTAAAATAAAAAAAAGTTATACACATAAATATATCTAATAGGAGAGAGATAAACATGGATCCAATTACAGCAATAACAGCAGCTACAGCTGCCTTCAATACGATCAAAAAAGGCTTTGAGGTCGGAAGAGAAGTTGAGAGTATGTATGGTGATATAGGCAGATGGATGACATCTGTTGAAGCGGTTGAAAAAGAAGCTAAATCTGCAAAGAGTAGAGGTATGTCTGTTGAAGAAGAGGCATTAGAAATATTTGCTCATCAGAAAAAAGTAAAGGCTATGGAAGAAGAATTGAGAACATTTATTAATCTCAGCCATGGTCCAACTGCATGGAACGAAGTATTAAGGATCCAAGCAGAAATAAGAAAGAAAAGAAAAGAAGCTATTCTTAAAGCAAAACGGGAACGTGAAGCACTAATCATGTGGATATTAGTTGGTGTAGGAGGTTTAGCATCACTATGGTTAGTTTTTTATATAGTATGGAAGGCAATGGGGAATTAAATGAAAGATGATTTTTTTAGCAAGTTAATGAAAAGTCATTGGTTCTGGATCTATCTGTTTATAGTAATTCTATTTGGAGTACTGACATTTATAGATTTCATTACATCTGTTTAGTAGTTGTCTTACTTGCAAATATAGTGTATGCTAAGGAATATGGTACATACTATTTAGTTGGTCAAGATTGGACAAAAGAAAGTGGTGATACTGTTTTAAAATGTTCATATAGATATGATATGAAAAACAAAATAATCACCATACAATATAATTATCCTTGCATACCTAAAATAGTTGATACAATTAAGAAATGAAATACATAGTAATAATAGTAATGTTGTTTTTCCCTACATTAGTAGATTCTAAAAACTACAAATGGAGTGGTAAAGGACATTTGTATGATCAAAGGAACCAATATTTGGTTGCCTGCAGACTTGTAAAAGAAAAAAGAGTTGAACCATTTTTTGGTGAAGACTCAGTTAAGTGTCATTATAGATGCCAAGACTATAAAGAAAAAAGAGACGAGTTTGTTATAACTACACATAGTGATCACACATGTATGAAACAAGTCACCCAACCAAGAGGTGACAAAAGAGATTGGAGAAGTAAATGAGAGACCCAGATTGGTTCTTAAAATGGTTTTTTTACACAATGATGGTTGTATTTGGATTAATAATGTGGCTAGCTGCATCTGTTTATGCTAGCAGTTGGGATGATTATTTAAAAGAAAAAGTAGTTGGTAATAAAACTGTATGGTATGATAATAGTATATTAATAACATCACCATATAGAGCTATAGATCCTGCAGGAGTAGAAATATCAATATATGATAGAGCTCCTGGTGTAGCAGAATATACTAAACTTACTTTAGTCATAGATGAGAATCCAACACCATGTTGTGCAACATTTGAATTTTATCAAATAGTCCCACATGTAATGACTAATGTAAGAGTAAATGCTTATACAGATCTAAGAGTTATATCTGAAAATAATTATGATGAACTAAGATATAATAAACAATATATAAAAGCAGCAGGAGGTTGTTCAGCACCACCATTGTTGACTTCTGATCAACCTTTTGGTACAATTAACTTAATACAAACTAATGGTTGGACAAAGATCAAAATATGGCATCCTAATTTTTCAGGTATGCAATTTGATCAATTAACAAGAACAGAGATTCCAGCAGAGTATATTGAAAGTGTACAATTATTTGTTGAAGATAAATTAGTTTGGGAGTATAATGGTACAATAGGTATTGCTCAAGATGTATTCTTTATGATGCCTATACATACTGAAGGAAAGCATGTAGTAGTATTTGCAAGAGATAATTTAGGAAACGAGTTTGAATATGATAACATTAACTGATTCTGCTAAAGACTATATCTATGATATAGCTGTAAAGAATAATAAAAAGATAGTTTCATTTGGAGTAAATGGAGGTGGCTGTGCTGGCTTCAGTTATAAATGGGATTACTTAGATGAACCTATAGATGGTTACAGTTTGTTACCAATAAGAGATGATATACAACTAGCTGTTGACAAGACTTCTGAAATGTATATTATGGGTAGTGAAATAGATTATGTCCAAGAACTAATGGGTAGTTTTCTTAAAATAAATAATCCGCTAACAAAATCTTCATGTGGTTGTGGAGAGAGTTTCAGTGTCTGATTATCCTCCAAAACAAATCCTAGACAAAATAGAAAAGATAGAAGAGCAGTTAGTTCGTATAGAAAAGAAATTAGACGATCACATAGACTTTATTATGAAAGTTTATAAACCTTTATCAAAACCTATCGATAAGTTTCGTGAATGGTTGCGATAACTTATTATTATGAAATAAAATGGTAGAAAAAGGTGTTTCTTAACGAGTTATTAATCGTAGGTTCAGACAAAGGTAGTATGTTAATCCTAAATAATAACGTGAAGGTCCGCGGTCCTAGACAACCGGCTTCTGTTAAATATTAATATTAAACAATAAGAAGGAGCAAATCATGGCTTGGAATAAACCACAAATTACAGAGATCTCTGTAGGACTAGAAATTAATTCTTACGCTTGCGCAGAGAAGTAATTTCATATTATAATGGGCGCGAACAGCGCCCATATTTCAATAAATACAATTATGGCATATAGTAAAGAACTTATAGACCACTATGAGAATCCTCGAAATGTCGGCTCAATGGACAAAGAGGATCCAAATGTAGGTACAGGATTAGTAGGAGCACCAGCTTGTGGTGATGTTATGAAACTACAAATAAAGGTTAATCCAGATACTAATGTTATTGAAGATGCTAAATTTAAAACATTTGGGTGCGGTTCAGCTATCGCGTCCAGTTCACTAATAACCGAGTTAGTAAAAGGAAAAGCTACAGATGAAGCACGAGGAATACGAAATACCGACATTGCAACAACTTTGGCGCTACCACCAGTTAAGATCCATTGTTCTGTTCTTGCAGAAGATGCTATCAAAGCTGCGATTAAGGACTATGAAGTAAAATGTGGATGCAGTTCAGAAAAAAAATAGCTTGACTTTCTTTTAAAAATCAGATAAAATAAAAAAATAAATATTAATGCGACTATTAAAGGAGGTTTTATGAGAAACTTAATACCAAAATGGTTAATTGGTTTTGCATTTCTCTATGTTATATTACAGATTATAACATTAGAACTACCAGAGAGAGATAGAGGAGATGAGATGCCTAGACTATTCAGTCAAGGCAGCATTGAAAATATTGTCTTACAAAACGAAATTGTCTACAGTGTAGACATTAACAAATATAAGATGCCACATGAGGATACAACTAAACAAGAGAGTATAGTTTGTCTTGCTAAGAATGCTTATTTCGAAGCAAGAAATCAATCAGTACTTTCTCAGATAGCTGTAAGTCAAGTGGTTATGAATAGAGTACAAAGTCCAGACTTTCCAAATACAGTTTGTGGTGTTGTGTATGAAGCACAACTCAGTAAATGGTATAAAGAGAAAATGGATAAAGAAGTACCACTAAAACATAAATGCCAGTTCAGTTGGTATTGTGATGGAAAAGCTGATATCATTACTGATATTGATTCATATAAAATAGCATTAGCTGTTGCCCATCAAGTACTTTCAAAGTATACTATGCATGACGTTACTGATGGAGCTGTTTTCTATCATGCCTATTATGTTAATCCAAGATGGGCTAAAGAAAAAGTAAAAACAGTAGTTCATGAAGATCATATTTTTTATAGAGAAAGGAACTAGATTTGAAAGCTGGTAAAGTATGGGGAGTTACAGAAGCTCTACTACAAAATCCTGTGGTAGAGTTTCATAGAATAGAAATAAATAAAGGTGGTGAGTGCAGCACTCATAAACATGCACATAAGTGGAATGGATTCTTTGTTGAAGAAGGTGAGTTAGAGATCCATGTTTATAAAAACGATTATGACTTAACCGACAAAACAATACTTGGTCCTGGTGATTTCATGTCAGTTAAACCAGGAGAGTATCATCTATTCAAAGCAAATAAAAATACAATCGCTTTTGAGATTTATTGGCCCGAGCTTTTATCCGAAGATATTCAACGGAAAAGTGTAGGGAAAATGAATGCATAACATAATGTCAACTTCTAAGTTCAGTAAAATAATTACTGATCTAGTAGAAGAAAAAGATATCACTTATATGGATGCTATTATGGATTACTGTCACAAAAATCAACTAGAGATTGAAAGTGCTGCTAAACTCATAAATCAAAAGATTAAAAAACAATTAAAGGAAGAAGCAATCACATTAAACTTTATGAAAGATGAAGAACATATATGAAGGTTTTAATGCATATAAACTTTACTTAGCTGTTAAGAATCACTTTACTACAAGTTATGATTTCTTTAAATACAATGGTAAAGTTAATGCAAAAGAAGATAGTTTTCTAAAGAGGAGAGATAAGTTCTTCTTTGCAAAACTTCAAAGAAAATATAATAATGATCAACTAAGAGATTTATTTGTTAGCAACTTTGCTGATGGAGAAGACTTTTGGATTGGAAATGTTTTGACTCAAAAAGCTGAGTCAGTTTATACAGAATGGAAAGCAAGACAAATGAAGTTGTCTTACATATTTGAACAGGATCTTAAATTCTTATATGATTATTATAATGAAAGGAATTTAGATTTTAATAGTTTGTTTGTTATGGAGAATGGCCATCCTATATTATTACAGTGTGTATTAAGAAATGATATATACGTTGAAACTATGGTCATAATTGATAGAGTTTTAAACTATAGTCGAAAATGGAATAAAGTCTTAGACGATCCAGTTTGGACTGAATTTAAAAAACGAATGGATAAGTATAGTCCTTTTGTTTTGTTTGAAGCTGATAAAGGTAAAAAAATATTAAGAAAGGTATTTGTAAAATGATATTACCACACGTAACTTTTAACATTAGAGAAAGAGACGAGAGTATAGATGGTCCTAATCCTTACAAATGGGTTGAAAAAACCACTAATGATTTTTTTGGAAAAGGAAAGTTTATTTTATTCTCTCTTCCTGGTGCATTTACACCAACCTGTTCTACATATCAACTACCTAACTTTGAAAAAATGTATAGTGAGTTTAAGTCTTTAGGTATTGATGAAATTTATTGCATGTCAGTAAATGATTCGTTTGTTATGAATGCTTGGGCTAAACATCAAGATATAAAAAGAGTTAAAGTAATCCCAGACGGTAATGGAGACTTTACTCATGGAGTAGATATGTTAGTACAAAAAAACAATCTTGGTTTTGGAATGAGATCTTGGAGATATGTTTCTGTCATAAAAGATGGAGTTGTTGAAAAGCTCTTAGTAGAACCAGGAAAAAATGATAACATAGAAGACGATCCTTATAGTATTTCAACACCAGAAAATGTTATGAAATATCTAAAAGGAGAAGAATATATAGAAACGAAGGATGGAAATGAATAATGAAGTAGAAGCATTTGTTGGAGAGCTAGCTGGCTTGAGAGCAAAAGTTAAAAAACAGAAAAGAGTCATTGACGAACTAAAAACAGCACTCAATGAACAAAAACAACTGTTGACCGAACATAAATAATATTATATAATATAAACAGTTTATATGATGAATAAAGTGGATAATTTAAATACATTGCAATACAAGGAGATACAATGTCACAATCATTTGCAGAGCTTAAACGCTCTTCACAGTCCAGTCTGGACGCACTATTAAAAGAAACAAACAAGTTAACATCTAGTACTCAAAAAGGTCAAGACGAACGTTTTTGGCAACCTGCTGTTGACTCTTCTGGTAACGGTTCTGCTGTTATTAGATTTTTACCTGCTACTAAAGGAGAAGATATTCCTTGGGTTAGATTATTCAACCATGGCTTTCAAGGTCCTGGTGGATGGTATATTGAGAACTCATTGACTACTTTAGGTAAAGATGATCCTGTAACTAAACATAATAATATGTTATGGAATAGAGGAGATGATGCTGGTAAAGATCAAGCAAGAAAACAAAAAAGAAGATTACTATACATTAGTAATGTTTATATTGTTAAGGATCCAGCTAACCCAGAGAACGAAGG